GTCCTCTCATGAGCAATGAGACATGGTTCGACAGTAAGAAGATGCAGCAGTATTTCAATGTCGAAATCGAAGAAAAGGCAGCAGTCGCAGCGTGTGCATCCGACTACTGTTGCGAAATGCAGTTCGTCACATGCAAACATGATGACTGATGCAATGGATGCAGCCATTCCGTCAACATATCCGACTTTGTGTCCGTCATATCGCTTTAACTGGTTGTAGATTGCCAGTCCTGCAAATACATCTCCACCGCCGGAATTGAAATAGATGTCAATGTCCTCATATCCATCTAACTGGTTGAGGAAATCTGCGATGTCCTGCGGACATCTGTCCTCCTCATACCACATAGATTCCCATGTCGCTGATACAATGTCACCGTAGAAATACAAGGAACATCTGCTCTGCTCCTCGTCCTGCTCTAAATCCAAATAGCCGACATTCTCAACTTTTCCGCTGCGTTTATTTTTCTTTGTGAAATCAAAACGTCTTTTCTTTGCCATGCTTATTCACCTCCCTCCTCGTCAGTCTCGTCCTCTGCCGTGTCGGTTTCGTCCGGTTCTGTTGCTGTGTCCGGCTGCTCTGTGTCCGGCTCTGTTTCTTTCTCCGGTTGCTCCGGTTCATCGGTGTTCTCCTGCTCGGATTCACCTTTCAAATATGCTGCACCCGCCATCGTCAACGGTACGATGCTACCGTTAGCAAGTAGGACATCGCCTCCCTCCGCATCTTCCATGTCGAGTTTACGTCTTGCCTCATTCGGTTTGATAATCGTTCCATTGACACCGTTTCTCAAATACTCCATCTGCGTTTTTGAATCGGTGCGGAACAATACCTTTTCGTTGAATTTGTAATAATATCCGTCGTCTGTATCTTCATCCGGCAGCATTTTGAAATTGATTTCCTCCTCATACTGCTTGATGATGAACAGTTCTGTGTCGACGTAGAATGATAACTGCTGCATCTCGCTATTGCTATATGACGACTTTGAATAATCGTTGATTTGATTCGGTTTCACTCCGAACGCTCCGGCGATTTGCAAGGCGTTATATTTTTTCAGTTCAAAGAACTGTGAATCAGTCAGTTTGATGTCAAGAGGTGTGAGTTTCATTCCTAGCGGAACAGGTAGGATTTTTCCTGTGTTCTTTGCCCCGCTGCCGAACTCCTCAAACGATTTGACAAGTGCCTCTTTTGCCTTTTCGTTCAACTCTCCTGTGTATTCAAGCGTCGCTTTTGCTGTCAGACCGCTCTCATACAAGTTATTCATAAACGCCTGTGATTCGGATGCACCTGCAACCGTGTCTCTCAATATCTGTTGCACTGGTAGTCCTGTGATTCCGTCAAAGCTGAATGATGTCTTGAAATGCATCACCTCGTCTGTACTAAACACATATTGACGACCGGATGTCGGGTCTGTGTAGACGTACCACAAACGCCCCACTCCTGCGAATATCCCTGCATCATCAACGACTATCTGCACACAATTTGACTGCATGACCCACAAATCAACGATTTTTATTTCACCGCCGAATTTCTTTCGGTCAAACTTCTTTCTCATATACACATAGCCGTTTCCGTAATGGTTGCGGTTGATTTCAACCGTGTTCCAAAATGTTGTTGGTGTCATGAACGGATTCGGTCTTTTTGAGAGCAGTTTTGATGTATCTGTCGCCTCTGCCTCAATGATTCCCTTGTCCGTTTTCTGATAATATTTGATAGGCATTTTTGCAAGGGTTTCTGACAGCATCTTGAGACATGTGAAATATGTGACCTCTGATGTCGGTTTCCCTTTTCTTTTCAGTCCTATTCGCTCAAGGAACGACGGTGAGTTCAATGTCATTTTCCCTCCGTCGTTCTGTGGTTCGCCTCTCCACCAATTTGAAATTTTTACTCCCAATCTCTGAAACGGATTCATTTATTTCTCACCGCCTTTCTTCATATATTTTTCATATTGCTCAAGCCATTCATTGACAGTTTCATTCACATCCGGACGGTATTCCTCTTTCATTGCGTGTTTCCATGCGTCGATGATAGCGTCAATCGGGTCGATTCGTTCTGTCGTAATGTCTTTGTCAATCTTTATTTCACCGTAATTGTTTGAAATGGTCTTTGCATTCGCAATCGACCAAACAAGCAGGCTGTCAACCGGAACAACTATCTTGTTGCCCTCTTTTCCGACTTCCATTCCCTCAATCTCCACATTGCCCGCAAGAATCTCAAGTCTGAAATCAACGGTCGCATCGTTCAATTCTTTTGCTGTCTGTGTGACAGAGATTGAATCGAATCCCATCGCCTCAAGGTCTGACAGGAACGCCGATGCGTTGTGCGGGTCGTAACAAATCAACTGCGGTTTGAGGTTGTATTCCCTCACTAAATCCTCAAGGTATCTGATGATGTATTTGTAATCTGTCTTGATTCCTCCCAGTGTTTCCGTTACCGTCACAAGACCTTTTTCAATCCATACGTCGTATGGTACTTTGTCAGTCTTGATGTGTTCATCCACCCTTGAGGACGGGATGAACGAATGTGTGTGAACAAAATATTTTTTCGTGTCCTCCACCATGAACGGAATCACGATTGCGATTGATGTCAAGTCTCCTCCGGATGACAAGTCAACGCCAACATAGCACTTTGACCCTCTGAAATCCTTGAGTGATTTCAAAACTGCACATGCTTTCCATGATGCAATGTCCTTGATATACAGCGAATTTGACCACTGCATCCACATATTCAACTGCTTTACGAGGAAATCTCTCAAGTCCTCCCCGCCCATATCACGGGCAGTGTGTGCAATCGGAATGAGGTTCTCAAGTGCGTCTCGGTCAAACTCAAGAATCGGGTTCGCTTTTATCCAGTTTTCCGGCGTGTACCTGTCGTCGTGTTCGTCCATCTGTGCGATATACACAAATTGACTGTCATTCTCGAAAACGCCCTTGAGTAGATTGCAGCAATACTCATATAACTTGTAGCACGGCGACTTGAGGTCGAATCCTGCTGTTGTAATAACCGAAATCAACGCCGACTTGAGTTTCTTGATACCACCCTCAAGCAGTTTGTACATCTGGTTTGTTTTGTGGGCGTGGTACTCGTCGACGATTCCCAAATATGCACGGTGTCCGTCGAGTGACTTTGTATCTCCGGACAATGCTTTGATTTCCGAATGCGTCAGCAGACAGTCAATCGTGTGGTTGTGGTCGTGAACCTTGAACCACTCTGACAAATCCTCGTCGGAATTGATAAATTTTGCGACCTCGTCAAAAACAATGTTTGCCTGGTCTTGCTTTGTCGCCGTACAAAATATTTTTCCGTACTTGTACCCGTCGAAATTGCCGTAATAACACGCCAAAATACCATTGATGAACGATTTTCCGTTCTGTCGTCCTAATTGCACATAAGATGTTCTGAATCGTCTGTATGACTTTTCCTTTGTTCTCCATCCATTGAGTGACCCTAAAATGAAACACTGGAACGGATATGCCGTCACATGCTCATTTTCCTCACCCTCTGCAATGGTCAATTCCTCTGCGAAATTGATGATTTCCTCCGACTTTTCAACGTCGAAATAGTATTTGTATGGTGCTGCTTTCGATTTTTCGATGTCGTCAAGATGTCTCTGACATGCAAGACGGACATATTCTCCGGCTGTTATCTTGCCCGATACAACATCAAGGGCGTATTGTGTGCAGCGGTCTTGTGTTTCTCCTGCTTTTGCCATGCCTTAATTTGCATATTTCGCAAATTTGTTCTCCGGCTTTTGCTGTTGTGGTTTCGGTACGACCAAACGGCAGCGGGAGGAAACTGTCAGTCCGAAATCTGATGCTCCTTGCCTACACTGTTTCATGCAGCGGTCTTGAATTATCATGAGACGTTCTCTTTCTCCGTTCACGACCTGTCTTGTACCGACCTGCACACGTTCTTTTTCGCCTGTGTCCGGATTTTCCCTCGTCTCATAGACTGGAACATCCTCCATCAATGGAGTTTCTCTGATTTGTTCCGTGATTTCGATGTACTGCGTTTGTGCAATGAGTAGCCTTGCCAATGCATCGCAATCAAGGTTTGAAATCAGTTTGATTTCGAGTAATTCTTTCGCAATCTTCCGGAATTGTTTCTTTTGTTCCGGTGTCAAATATGACGGAGGTATCACTTTGTCGCATGGTGCTGTGACCTCGGCGTTTTTCCGTGCCTCAATTTCTGCTTTTGTGAGGTGTTTTCGCCCGTTCATTACAACCAAATCTGTGGGTTGTCTCTGTCCTGCCATGATGCAACAAACCTCCTTTCCGTCAGCATTTCAGTATTTTGTGTCACATTCTGACACCTCTTTCGGATATACCTTTCTACTGAAATTCCCGTGGGGAGTTTTCTCCAAGGAAAAGAGGGGGTGCGACTAAAAACGAATCGCACAAAACTTTTTTATATCCCCCTGCCTCTCGAAAGTGGTACTCAATCAGTGTCCTCAACTGTTTTTGTGTTGCTCTCATACTTGCTTTGCTCTGCTTATATAAAGCAGTGATTGTGTTGTGTGTCTTATGGTTGAGAGGTATGAGGTTGAACGGATTCAAACGCTGTTCCCAGTCGTCCTCAAGTTCAATGATATGGTGAACCGGATTGCATGTGAGCAACTCATGCTCGACATATAATGCGTATATATCTACGTTGTCATAGACCTCAATGATACGCTCTCGCATCGCCCGCCATTCCTTTGATACATAGAACTCTGCTGCTCTCTCGTCTCGCCGTGTGTTGTTATATAT